CATTTTGTGAAAGTGAGCAGGTACATTATTACCCTGCTCACTTCTTGTACATGGCACATTCCCAATCTTGGTGTTTTACTCTCCCTAACTTTAACGATGGTCATCTGCAACATCTGCGCGATCTTTATGGGTCAGGTGGCATCTCGTACCTTGTATTTGGACGAGAAATTGCTCCTACCATAGGAACTCCCCATCTTCAAGGCTATGTCCGTTTTGACACGCGAAAGCGACTCGCCAGTGTGCGGCGATTGTTGCCGCAGTGTCATCTCACAAGTGCTCGAGGATCACCGTCTCAAAACAGGGATTACTGCATCAAAGATGGCGATTTTGAAGAATTCGGTGTTCCTCCTGTCCAAGCGCAAGGCCGCAGGACAGATTTCGATCGATACGTTGCTTGGGTTCAAACCCTTCCTGGACTTCCCACCGAACGAGAGCTCATCCTCGAGTTCCCAAGTCTCTACGGACGATACTCGAGAAGCCTTAGAGCTATATCTCGAGAGTTATGTCCACGACCCTCCCTCCGTGAAGGGGATCTTAGGCCCTGGCAAGACGCTCTATATACCCGCCTCCAAGGTGAAGCGGACGACCGCACAGTCGAGTTCATCGTCGATCGCGACGGAGGACTCGGTAAGTCTTGGTTCTGTGGATACGTATTCTCTAAGCTCGATGACTGTCAGCTCCTTGGCCCCGGAAAGCGAGATGACTTAGCTCACGCTGTTGACGAACGCTCTCGGATCTTTCTCTTCAATGTCCCTAGGGGACAGATGGAATACTTGAACTACGGGCTGTTGGAGATGTTGAAGGACAGAATGGTCCTGTCTCCTAAGTACGAGTCACAGATGAAAATCTTGCGACACACACCCCATGTGGTTGTGTTAAGCAATGAATCTCCAGATATGGAGAAGATGACAGAAGACAGATATAATATAACTAGGTTGGGTTAGGGTATGTTGGTTAAATCTCAGCCCGAAGGGCTATTCCCGGAGAGCCGCTTGCGGCTCGGAGGCCATAACGTCCCGTGTCCGGGTAGGGCGTCCGCCTGTTAGGGTCCGTTGTTTGCTGCTTGCGCAATATACACATTAGTTTCTTGGCTCTCTGTAATAACTGAGGACTTTGGTGGAGACTGCGGCGACGTTGGCGGCTGCAGTTCCCGCTGGGTTCCCCCAGACATCGAACCAGAAGACGTGAAATACTCTTCCGTCAGTTGGTGTAGAAGATTCTCCAGAGAGGTACCGAACCTGGCGTCGAAGGGGGACCCACCAGTCGATGTTGATCCAGGAACTTCCTGACTGCTTACTCCAGCTTGATGTTGGCTGATTGACTGTGTTGAGGACATATCGCTTGTGCTTCAATATTGTGTAATCGTCAGAATTTATGGGAGCGCAATGCATTTCCAGTCCGGTCCTGTTAATTGAAAAGTCCATCGAACGTGCATCTGAGTTGTTCCTGAAGAATCCTGTAGGGTCAATGCTGTCATTCCCTGTCTGTTTAGGGGATAGGACTGCACAATTGAGATATATAGGGGTGTTGAGGGTACATCGCACTTCCATACAAATCTTCCATCCGGTCATCTTGACATGTTGTCTCAAACGTTGGTTTAACGCTGGTCCCTGTGCCAATGACGTTAGGTCCAATATGTATTGAGTCCTGGACTGTCTGGTGACTTGTGTCTCGTTATTGACAATTGCCGACTTGCTCGTTGTCGAGTTGTTTGGCATTCCAATCATTCTGGGACTGAAGCGCGCCTTCTTCCTCGCTCCCACTCTGGAATAACGACGTCCATTGTACGTATTCCTCTTACGAGTTCCTCTGGTACTTCTGTAATATCGGTATGCACGCCCGATAGTGCGTGCTGCTGCCCATGCGGAGCGTGCCATGAGAGATGGATTTGCACGTGCCCAGTTGCGCGAGGCTGCGGCTCGGAGCGCTAAGCGTCCTAATCCAGGATTGACGGTTGTCAACATTTTGTGAAAGTGAGCAGGTACATTATTACCCTGCTCACTTCTTGTACATGGCACATTCCCAATCTTGGTGTTTTACTCTCCCTAACTTTAACGATGGTCATCTGCAACATCTGCGCGA